TGAACTCGACCTTAGTGGCGTTGATCTCGCTCATACTGCATAGCCTACGAATCTTTGAAGCAACGGATAGACCGCGTTCATTGGATCCTTGGCAACCCGGATAGGAGCACCATCGAAGCTAGCAAATTGAGCCACTCCGTTAGGAGCGGAACGGCGGTGAAACAACTCTGATGAAGCGATAAGAATAGCCTGAACGTGAACATCGTGAGGAACTGTTTCCACTTCTCCAATGTAACTGTTAACTAATTGCTTACCAGCTTCTAGACATTCTTCTACGAAGTCAGAATCCTCATCGGTTCCGACATACGCTTTGAAGTCTTCGAGACTTGGTTCACCGCCATGCGCCATTTATAGACCTACTATACGACGTCTAGAACGACTAGAGCATCTGCGAACGGCAGGGTAATTGCCATATATCCATAGACGCTGATTGAGTCGGTCAAGGTTGTGATGTCATCTGCAGATAGTCTTACAGGCGCGCCAGCGGACTCTAGAGTCTGGATGGCTGCGCTGTTAGCCACGAAGCAACGGTTAGTTGCAATCTGTGGGTCTACGATAACTGGAAGACCGAATAGCTGACCAGATAGACCTGGGATGTTAGCTGATCCGATGTTGTTTACTCCAGCGCCGTTTACTAGCACTACTGGACGGCCGTCTTCGCCAGCTACCTGTAGAAGGAACTTGTAAGCTCCGGTTCCACACATGATAGCTTCTGGACGTAGTCCGGTCTCCTTGAAGATGTAAGAAGAAGCGTCTGCAAGTCCACCGATAAGAGCCTCGGAAGTTCCAGCTGAAACGTCCCAACGCTTGCCTGTGTAGTCCTGTGCTTCCACTAGATCTACTACGGCCTTGTTGGTTGTGTTCGCGTAAGCAATAGATAGAGCGCGAAGAGCGGTGTCTAGGTAGTTTACGGATGAACGCTGGATAGTCTGCTTGGACATTGAAGTGTAGCCACCGTAAGTTACTACGTTAGCTGATACTGAATCGATGGTTAGGTTTCCGAAGGATAGCTCTTCGTTCTCTGGAGACTGAACTCCAACTGCAAGAGTGTTAGCGGATACCTGTGCATACTCAACGGTTAGACCTGCAGCTGGAAGTGCAGCGCGGGAGAAGGCCGATAGAGTTGGGCGGTTGGTGTCGATTAGGTTGTCGATGTAGCCCAAGAAGCCTGGTAGGGCAACGGTGTCTGCGGAAGTTGAAGCTGCGCGGGCTAGAGCCTTTGCGTCTTCGTCTCCGTTTACTAGAGCCTTAGCGAACTCGCCTTGTGAGCGGAACTTGTGTGTTGCTGGTGCTGCTGTTTCGACGGACTGACCTGCTTCGATAACTCGGCGCAATTCTGCAACCTCGTCCTGCACGGTGCGAACGTCAAGTTCAATGTTTTCCATTGTTTCACTTTCTGTTTCATTAGGAGTCTCTGCTTCGTCTTCAACCTCTTCGGTCTCGGACTCGCTACGGACTTCGGTTATTTTTGCGCCTTCAAAGGCTGGGAAGGGAACTACTGAAACCTCTTTGAGATCCACTAGCTCTCTAACTATCGTTTGGCCTTCCTTCCGGTCTTTGACCGGGAAGAATCCAACCGAGAATCGATTTAGGACGCCGTCCTGTAGTAATGTGTAAACTTCGTTACCGCGAACGGTATCGCTGATTCTTGCAACGATCTCGAAGCCTTCTTCGGTGTCTCGGCCTTCCGTGACCTTACCGATTGGTTCTTCGTGACCGTAGAACAACTTAACGTCCTCGATGGACTGGATAGCTCCAGCTTCAAAGCGTTCCATGGTGTTGCCGTTTAGTTCAATCTCTTGACCGTATGGAACTGCAAGTCCCACGATGGTTCTCTCTTCGGTCTCAACTAACCGCGCTTGGAACTCGCGTGTAATCATTTCAGACATCTAGTCCTTCTTTCGTTCTGACCTCTTCGGCGGTTAGGATACCGGCTGCGATAGCGGTCTGGTAGTAGTTGTAACGTGCTGCGACATCTGCCTTGAATAAGTGCTCGAAGTCGAACTCGACCCGGTTGCCTCTTGGTAGACAGTTGCTAAGTGCGTCCGTGATTGCGTCGGTGTAAGCCATAAGAGTATGACGGAAGAAGACTTGGTTCTCATCTTGTAAGTTTGTGTAAGTATCGGATGATCCGGGAACGGATGTGATTAGCAACCTTGGCGGGATACCGAATAGCCTGGCGATTGCCTGAGTCTGCTGATCCTGAACTTCGGTGAAGAGTGCGTCTCTAGGTGAGAGTGCTATCTGCTGGTAGTCGAAGCCATTAGCCAGAACTGCAACTTGACGGTTCTGTTGCTTGTTGTGCCAGTTGTTAGTTACTTCATCGGCTTCTGCCTTGTTTAACATCTGGTTAGTCTTTAGGACTCCAGTTGGAACTCCTGCAGCGGTAAACCAGTTGAGAGCGTAGTCACGGAGATCGAGAGCTGCGCTGATGTCTTTGTGGCAGGAAGCGATTGGGGAGAGTCCAAGTAGCTGACCGGATTGGCTAAAGATTCTTAGATGTTCAATTTCGCGCTTAGTGTAACGCTTGCCTAAGTAGTCATAGACGATTGTTGAATAGTCAATTGCTCCATCGATTGTCTTAGGGTATGAAGGCATAACCGAAGAGGCCGGAAGAATGGTTAGGTTGTTTACTTGACCGTTGGAAGAATACTGCTTATACCAGTAGGCGTTGCCATGTAGAGCTAGATCTAATACCGTCTGGAATAGGAAGTCTTTACGGTTCTGATCTAGTGAAGGGTTGTTTACTAGAACCGGGTTCTCGACCTTTAGCTCGACTCCAGTTGCGAATCGGTAAGTGTTGATTGTCATCTTGCTAATCGGAGTTCCGATAATCTGAATAGCGCGATAGACGGAGGTGAGACTTAGAGCTGTGTTAGGCGTGACAATAGAAGGTTGTCTAGTTGGGATGGTTGGCTGGGACGCGCGAACTTCTGGTTTGCGACCTAAGAGCCTGTCAAGGATAGTTGCCATTTGGAGTCAAGGATACCACAGACCACCGACTAGAACACTCCTATTGTTGCGTGTGGTGCGCGTGAAGAAACGTAGAGCGCGAAGACCGTTGCCATTACCGCGTCGATGTCTCCGAGTGATTCTTTACGAGAGATGAACCAACTCTCTCCGGAGTATTTAGCGACCCCGTTAGGCATTTGAGCAACCAGGAGGGGATCGCTGTTGTGCCTAACGGAGCCAGTGCTAAACATAGCAAAGACAGTCGAGCATGCTGACGAGACTTCTTTCGTCCATAAAGTCCAGACAGGTAAGCCAGAGTTTTTTAGTCTCTTGGCTAAACCAGGTAGCTGGCGATCATCTAGCACTATCGCTCGCGGACTGTGTCTGCTATAAAGCGATGTTAGCTCATTGAATAGTTGTTGCTCCGTAGGCGAGACCAAAGACATGACCAGTTCGGTCTCATGGACTCCCTCGATGTCGTTAGCATAAGCTATCGTTCCGTGTCCCCAGTTCGTAGTGATGTCTACGGCAAAGACTCCGCCTTGAAGATTCGTAACTCCGCGTCCGGTTGCAGCGCGAAAGATGTCTCCTGGTAGCCATGAGTGCGTGGATCCAGCGATGAACTGATTGAGTCGATACCGTCTAGCTTCGTGTTCTGGAATTGTCTTTAGATCCGAGATGACTTGCTCCATCCCGATACGACCTGCAGCGACCGATGGGTTAGCTGCCATGATTGCCTTTGGGTCATCGACCTTGGCATTCTCCGGTGCTTCCCATAAGAAGAACCCAAAGCGTTCTAGATCTGTTGCTCCGTTAGCTGCAGCCTTGCCAGACTTGTAAAGGTTGATTAGAGTCTTCGAGTTTTGATCTCCAGCGGTCGTGATTCCAACGACGATTCCATCCTTACGTTGTGATGTTCCAAGGACGGCTGCAGACCACATTCCTTCTTTAGCTAAGTGAAGCTCATCGAATAGACAGAAGCTAATCGGGATACCTTGGAGAGCTGCTTCTTTAGCTGCCTTTACGTCATAGCGTCCACCTCCGTCGGATGTTGTAATTCCCCTAGTCTCCGTTGCTCTCTTGAATCTCTTCTTCAAGAATGGGTTTGAGTTGATGACGTAGAGAACGCGGTTGTAAACGATGTTTGCCTGATCGGTGCTCGAAGCTAGTGAGATACATTGGGGCCCAACTTCATGAAGTAGCAAGCCGTAGAGTCCTAGCATGGCTGCGATAAGACTCTTTCCATTTTGTCTGCCTACGCTGATAACTACTTGCCTATACCGAAGTCTGCCTGGGTAAGTTGGATGGTCAGCCGGATAGCGTTCGAGTATTGCCCGGAGCAACCACTTCTGCCATTCGTCTAGTTCTAGGCCGTCGGGACTCTCCGGGCTACTCCACGCGATCTTGGCAAACTCAATGAGTTTATCCCCGTCGGTCTGGAAGTCAGCCGATAGAGGAGGCGTGTAAGTAGTCGGGAGCTGGAGCATTAGCGAGTGAGTAACTTCTCCAGCGGGTCGATCGTCTCGGACGAGTTACCAAGTGATCGTTGAAGTTCTAGAACGGTCTTGCGAAGTTCTGCAGCCGTGGACGTGTTTGCTTGTTGGTCAAAGGACTGTGCCAGACGTAGGCATAAACCTGCTAACACTTTTTGTTCAAGGTTTAGTTCCAGCGTATCTAGCCAGTTCTTTATTGACTCTTCAATCATTCATTACAACCTTTCGGATAATTCAACTTGATTCTAAAAATCCCTGGAGAAGCGTGGGGTGAAACGGAGCACCCAGAAAAAACTGGGCGTCTGTTTATGTTACTTGGTTAGTCGGAGTTTCCTTCGCACCTTGTCTCTAAGGTGGCTGTGCCAATACATTCGGAAGCTAAAGACTCTCTCCCGGAGGGGCCATCGATGTTTCCTCCAGGCTCTCTTAGACTTGATTGGTCTAATGCTTATGGGCAATAGATCATTGAGCGCGTATAGCACCCGTAGTCCCAAGCTCTTACGCTTTGAAGCGTTCGTTCCTCCATGTGATTCTTTGCAGCACCCGGTCTTGCTTACGTCCGTTGCATGAGCGACAGAGCGATTGTAAGTTGTTGATGTCATGATTGGGTTCCCCGTTGCCGGGTGGAACGATGTGGTCGATTGTCCAGTCTTCACCTTCAAGCTCCTTCGCACACGACACACAGATCGGTTCCAAAACAGTCTTCGCATAACTCCTTGCATTCCTCCACGCGGTCGTGTCGTGCCAGCCTGCCATCTGCTAATCCTCTCAATGTTTCGTAGTCTTTGATTTCCCAATGCGCTACTTCTGTTATTACTTCTTCTAAGGTTAGGATGTCCCCTAGATCATGGTGAGCATTCAAGAACTCTAAAACCTGTGTCCTTGCATACTCGACTCCAGCCTCGAACCCTTTGGTGTATTTTGTTTTCATTCTTCCTCCTTCTTCAAAACGACTACGGTGATTCCCTTTGTGTTTGTATTTACTGCACAGTTCGGGCAGGTGTCATGCTCAACTGGATCGTAATTGTAGTTACACCATAGACACTCATTCATCGAGTCTCCTCGACTATGCGAACGATTCTCTCCAAGTGATTCACATCGACGTTGGTGCTAATGACCGCGTCATTTACGATTCCCTTTATGATCTCATCTTTCAAGTGTTTCTCTGCACCTTGCCAGCCTTTGGTGTAATGCTCGACGCTGGTTCTGACCATGATATCTCTAAGCTGCTCTGCATGACGGTCGATTAGGTTCTGTTTCTCTTCTTCGTAGTTATCCATAGCTCTTTATTATCCTCCTAGCTAATTCGGTTACGGTTATTGCTAATTCCGGTATCGCCATAGCTTTGAAGAATAGAGCTGCTAGAGCCGGGCGAATCTCCTCGAAGTCTGGACTCCATACCAGGTTGTCATCCATGAGTAATCTCATGGCTTCAAACATTAGTTGATTGCGTTTTTCTTCTGACATTTTGCTTGCCACTATTTACTACTCCATTCCGCGATTAGGTATAGATACGCGGTTCCTGCAGCTAGTAATGCGACGGCTGGTTCTCCTACGATGTAGGCACCGAAGCATGCGAATACGAATAGACCTAGAGCCATAAAGACTCTCATTACGTCTAGCATTACTTCTTTCCCTTCTTTACTAGGTTGCGTCTCGCTGTCTTCCTTTTGTTAGCCTTGCGAATTGCTGCCTTGCGTCTGTGAGTTGGGAACTCGATCATTATTGCCTCCTGTGTTGTGGTGTCTTTATTTTATTGTCGGTTATGTCGGTTATGTCGGTTATGTCGGTTCGTTTATGTGTCGTTATGTAATCGTTATGAACGCTTCGCGCTCGCTAAAGTCTCCCCTCGAAGACTCGTTCCGCATTCCTGGCATAGATACCGCTGATACTTCACGGTTCCGCTGAATCGATAGCCGTAGCGTTGCAGGTTATCGGATCCACAATTACGGCATGAGATTGGGTTTCCTTCGCTTACCCCTACATGTGGATGATTTTTTATCCATGGCAACAAGATGTAGTAAAGGTCAATCAGAAGGTTCACGTCCTGAATCTGGTATTCCTTCATGAGCTTCCAGGCTTTAGCGTTACCAGCCATACAATCCAGCCATAGTTGGAACCCGGTGTGTTTGACTTTGGATCCGACGCCTAGTTTCTGTGAGACATAGTCCAGCTTGTTAGATGGGAACTTAAATTGGTTCTTGACGGTTCGCATTAGATCTAGTTCAATCCATGGGCTAGGTGGTAAGTAGCCGTTCTCTACGAACTCTCGTTTGATGTGTTTTGAGTCAAAGGCTGCAGAGTTCCATCCGATTAGAACATCGGCTTCGTCCATGACTTTATGTAATTCATCCAACATGACTTTTTTGCCATGATGGTGAACTGACTTGAAGATGACTTTGTCACTTCCGAGCCAGCGAGCGCCCCAGCAGATTACTTCCGTTGAGCGTTCTATTTGATTGATTGCTATGTTCTGATCCCAGAGTCCCCAGACATGTGCCAGGTTAGGGGATGTCTCTAGATCTAGGAATAGTATTTTCATAGCTCTAAACGTAGCCTTTACGCTTACGGTCTATCTCCGACACGCCAGCCGTTATCGTTTCGTTATCAAAGGGAATTACCGTTACTAAGACCCCGGATTCGTGATTGTCTGCGTAGTTTTTTCTGGCTGTTAGATCTACTACCAAATTATCATTGGTCAAAACTTTGTCTTGAAGGCTATCCAAAACGGCTCTCGTCAATTTATCGAGATCATACGTTCCAGTAGCGTATTCGCGCTTTACGCTTTTAGGTCTTGTAAGCCAAAAAGTCAAGGAGACCGATACCGCGGTCACGAATGGATTGTCTAGCTCAAACATTTTCATTTCAAAGGCTTTTCGCATTTGTTCTCTCCATGCCGGGAGCTGTTTATTAGCTTCAACCAGGACTATGTGCTTTCCTCGATTGAATGCCTTCTTAGACCCTTGCGGTCTAGGTTCTCCCGGCACGAAGAGTTGAAACATTAGAAGGGTAGATCCTTGGGTTCCCCTGGAGCCACGATGTTGATTACTTCCTCCAAAGCGGTTCTAGGTTCTGCAGCTCTTACCAGCTCCACTAGGCAATTGTTCAAAGAGTGCTCAACTACTTGCTTAGTTTCCTGTCCGGGCTTGTTATAGGTTCCGACCTTGGTTCCTAATGCTCCCTCGATCTTCACTTCATCGTCCTTCTTGTAATTGCTGGCATTGTCTAGCCATGCCGTCCAGAGTCGATTGCGTGGTTCGCCTTTGAAGTCGTAGGTCTCCCAGACTCGAAGTCTTGGGTATCCCTCGTTTACTACTTCTGCGATTTTTGCATAGATTGTTGTTATTGCCATTCTGTGTTTTTCCTTTCTAGTGTTCTTTAAGTTTAAGTTAATTATTATTAACCTTTAACACGACATCCACGCCGTCCCGTGACGTCTTGGGTGTCACCCCGATAAGGCGTAGATGACGCCCCGTTCTGCCTTTCTTGACGCCCCGTTGATTATGACTAAGACTACCGTCACAACCTTCCGGACAGTCGAGAGTGATCCAGTATCGGTTGGTAATTCTGTCGAACCGATAACCTTCTCCGTTATGTTGCGACATTTCAATTTCCCCTGCCTCGACTAGCTTCTGGAGATTGCGTTGAACTTGTCTAACGGAACACCC